CAAATTTACATTACTGTTGCAAGACAAAGAAGTTATTAAAGAATTGGCTTGTGACCCAGAAATCCAAATCAAGATCAAGAACTCCATCGTTGACGAAGTTAAAAGAAGAGCATCCAAAGGGATCGATGCTGTAATGAACGATGTTATAAAGCAGGTGGAATCAGAACTTTTTGAAAAAGTCGGTTATTTCGGAAAGAGATTAAAGCCGGGGATTCAAAAACTTTTAGAAAAAAACATTGAAGATATAGTTACGGAATCGGTGCTGGATAAAAAACAGGAAATAGCCAGAACAATTTCAGAATCAATGGATGAATACAGAGCTGCTATCCGTTTACACTTGAGTGAAATTGATATAAACCAAATTCTACGTGAAGAAGCAGCCAAGATAATAGAACGAAAGTTCCGATAAAATAAACATTATGGCATACTCAGCATTATCAAGAAAAGGGAATGCAGGTCCTTATGATTTGACACTCTGCCTGACACCCCAAGACTGCAAGCTGCTTCTACCTGCTTTTGAAAAGCGATTGAAGGAAGCCGAAAGGAAGTTTGAAAAGTACCACGACATTCACCAAGGAGGCGAAGCCACCGAAAAGCAGGAAGACCTTTTGGTGAAATACGAAGACGAAATGGATACTATGCGTGTAGTGGTTCATGTAGCTAAAGAACTCATAAAATAGTGAGCGTATTGAAAGACCTACGGGATGCGTTCCGTGAGGTATAAACATAAAGAAAGGGGCTGATTTCTTTTCAGCTCCTTTCTTTTTTTTACCACTCATTCCCCCGGTTCTCCCAGATGGTCGAGTATGGCCTGATGCTGCAACGGTGTCAGAATCCGTTGCCCTTTGTGGAAAGATAGTTCTTCCAGTCGCTTCTGTAGCGGCTTGCACTGCACGATCCATCGGCGCAGCTGTGTTACGGCACTATGCTTGGTGGAGCGTGGGAAGTACTGTAGTGCAAGGTCGGTCATGTACATGGCTTTCATTTCTGTCCTTTCTTGTTAGAATTTAAATCAAACGGCACAAGTCCGTGAACCTGTGCCGTCAAGTTGTGCCGTTTAAGCGGTCAAATCTTCGCCTCCTTCCTCTTCTTCGGGGTCGGCGGCCTTGGTTCGGAGCAAGGAAACCTTCTTGAAGCTGAGGGTCGTGAGGTTCTGAACCTCGCGCACCAGTCGGCCAGGTCTATACTGGATGCGCATCTTCTTGATGAGTGACGTGCTGTAGTCTTTTTCGGTGATAGCACCGCTACCGCTCAGTTGGAACTGGAACGAACCGAGTCCTTCGAGGTTCACAATCTTGCCGTCGGCCAAATGCTTCTTGATTTGCTTCACCAAGGCACGCAGCACGTTCGACACGTCGCCATCGGTCAAAGTAGTGGCATAGGCAATGTCTTCGGCCAAGGTGTCGAAACTTACGGTACCGCTTGCCTGTACCTTACCATAAAACTTGGGGGCTGCTTCTTTGTCGCGCGGATTGATGCGCGGCGATACGGAATAATGAATAGGCATAATCTTCTTGAATTAAAAATTTAAAATTGAAAATGTGTCTGTGTCCGGATACGGGTGCAAAGATAAGGATTGGCACGAGGAAGGAGTTGAGGAGTGTGGTCTTTCGTGTGTTTTTGTAGCATTTGTTTTTCAGAAAATTATTTTCTATCTTTGTGCTCAGGTAGTTTTCAATGTTTCAAGGTATTCAGTTTTATGAAAAAGAGAGGGAAAATAGTAGGCCGGAGCTATCTCTACCGGGTGGAGGACGTGCTTCGGATTTATGACAAGCACAGCCGCTCGGGGCTGTCGAACCGGGAAATCCTGCGCCGCTACATCTGGCCGGTGCATCACATCTGCGAAAAGACTTTCTACAACATCATCAATGCCAGTGCCAATCCGCGCGTGATGGACGGACTGGCAGGGCTGAACAACCAACTTTCTTTATTTGATTAATTCCGTGACTTCCTCCACCTTGGCGGTATAGGTGTGGCTATATACCTTGATACCTCCGGGATAGACCATCTGACGGGAGGAGGTGCGCTGCATGGACGAGCTGCTTCCCCCGAAACTCCATCCGTGGATGTAGCGGTTCAGCTCCTTGGCCATCGCCCAGCGTCCGGCGGCACGGTCTTCCTGTGTGCTGCCGTAGTGGGTGTCGTCGTAGCAGTCAAAGGCCAACCGCACGTCGAGGGTCACGGTTCCCTGCTGCCTATCAGGCTTGATGTTGCGCCAATCCACTTGCGGCAATCCGATGAGGATGCAGGGAAAGGTCACGGGGTATTGGTCTTCGCCATTGGCAAGGGCTTCCAGCTGTCCGTAGTCCTCGTCGATGAGGGAGATTCGTTCGCCAAACTTTTCGGCGAGGTGGTTTTGCAGGTCGTTGAATAGGGTTTCCATACTTTTTAATTGACAGTTAATAGTTGATAATTGATAGTTTCTTTATGCAATCAGATCCTTCGCGCTGCTCAGGATGACACGAACGGGGTTATGCCTGGATAATTTTCATTAAATCCTTGTCGATGCGCTGCTCTATCTTCTGCATCAGTTCGGGGGCAGGCTTTTGGGGCAGGAACTGGCGTTGCGGGATGCGGACGGAGAGCTGTGTCTTCTTGGTGAGGGCAAGGGCTTTCCATTTGTTATCCGTATTGGCCTTTCCTTTTCCTTTCTTGTAGCCCGTTTCCTTGTAGAACATCGCCCAGGCGAACTTGCGCATCTTGGGTGTGACCCTTGGACGGAGGATGCCCCCGAAGTTATGGACGGCAGCGTAGGGCACATCGGTATAGATGCGGACGTGTCCGTCTCCCGGTTGTGCCGTTATGGAGTTCATCAGGCGGTTCCGCCCCGACAAGAGCGGTCCGTATTGCGAAGCCGCACCACTCCCACCCGACTGCTGACGTTTGGTCATGGGCCATTGGCGGAAGCCGTTGTCGGTCAGTCCCCCCTTACGGAAATCTGCCCGCACGTGGTTCACGGCGATTTGTCCGGCAATTCTCGGGGCTTGGTTCTTGATGTATTGCTTGGCTTTAAGCAAGTTTTTAGTGACCCGATGAAAAAATAAGGCTTCGGAAATCATAATTTCATCTTTTTCTTTGTTTTGATTGTTATAATCCTTATTTTTGCAGAAAAGAAACGGGTTTGTAGGCAAGTCGTGGATTGCAGTTCCACGGGGCTACTACAGATTCGTTTTTTTATTCCAGTTGCGGTAGAGTTTCCGTAATATGTTACGTGTTGGCGGTACTATTTTTACTGGTATATGAAACTTTAATTCTGTTTTTTCCATTTTTCTCTTTGTTTTGAAGATTATTGTTTTTATATTTGCAGAAAGAAACGGGTTTGTAGGTAAGGCGTGCGATTGCAGTTCCACGAGAGCTACTACAGATTCGTTTTTTTTATTCCAGTATCTCCAATATTGTCTTCTGGTCGGTAACACTGTGAAGCTTTACCAATCCACCATATAGTTCACGGACGATAATCCAAGATTCTTCACCTTCTATTTTAATTTCAAAAAGATGTGCTTTTGCCTCAGGGTCATGCTTGTCTTTGCCATGTCCTAAATATCTGGATTTTCTTAAAACGTCCTTTATGTCAACAATCAATTCATTTTTTGCTGCATAATGTTTATGAGGTTGGTTTAACCACTCTTTAATACATGCTCCTGTAATAAGGATTTCCTTGTCAAACTTTTCATGAATGATTTTTTCCTGTTTCAAAGAAGCAGCCTCTCTCTGTAGTTCCTTTCTTCTTTCCGCAAAATCCGGCTCCACCTTCACCTTGATGGGCTTGGGTAAATCCACCTTTTCGCTCATATACTTCTCTACCGCCTTCTTGGCTTGACGGGTAGCCTTGGCGATGTAGGGATGCGAGTCGCTGAAGAGCTTGCCATCCTTGCCGGGGTTGTTGTCCAGCCCGTCGGCAGGGCGGTTCTGCTTGGGATTCGGGTCGTCGGGGATGGCGGTAGGCGGCTCGTCGGTGTTCTCCAGGCTGCACTTGCACCCCCAGCGGTCGCCCGGACGGTGCGAAAGCCAGAACGGGTGGTCGATGGGCAGTGTCACACCCCAAAAAATCTTGTGGTCGGCTCCCGGCTGTGCGCTGGTGCTCGGTATCCATGTGAGATTCGGCATGATGTCGGCATTCTCTTCGAAGCGTTGCCAGTCCGCCGCCTGCTGTGCACGGATGACCGCCGTATTGTATTCGGTACGTAGCCAGTGGCCTACGTGATGGTCGAGCATGGGTTCCACGTCCTTTGCCCATCGGTCGAAGGGCTTCAGTGTGCCGTCCTCGTCGTAGAGCTGTGCGGCGATGTCGTTCTGCATGCGGTGCACCTTGAAGGCACTCCACCGGGCGGTGTTCCAGTCCATGAGGTTGCGGAACTCCCTTTCTACCTCCGCACCACTTTCTGCCATGCCCTCATCGGTGGCTTGGAGCATGATGCGCAGCGTCTCGTCAAACAGGTGTTCCTCGATGTCGGTCATGGGGCGGAACTCCTTCGAGTAGATGCGTTTCAGGGCTTCGGCCAATGCTTTTTCATCGAAGGTAAAGGCTGATGAAACGTCCGAAGCTTTCGCCTGAAGGGGGATGCCGTCGCCCAGCATGTAGTCGATGTCATCGAGGTCGGGCAGTTCGGGTGTGCCGTAGTACAGCTCGTTCATTACCATTCTAAAGCCCCGTCGCCTTGCGGGGCTTGGGCGAAAAAACGGTTTTTCGGGTTTTCCTTGGTGGGTGGGTTCAGATCCTTCACGTTGTTCAGGATGACACGCTGTGATTCCATTTCCGCTTTCAGGCGGTCGTAGTCCTGCGGCTTTTCGATGCCGAGGGTTTCGTACAGGTAATCGTCGCTCATGGGCAGCTGGAAGGTATCGTGTGCCTTCTGCAAGAGTTCCGCCTTCTGGATGAGGGTCAGTTCCTCTTCTTCCACAAACACGAACTCGCCCCCTTCGGTGTTCACGCCCAATGTGGCGAAGATGTCGGTCATCTCGTAGTTCAGGATGTTCAGGATGAAAAGCCCGTCCTGGTCGGTCAGTTCGTCCTCCACCTTGCGATGGACGGTACCGAGTGCCTGTGTGCCCGTTTCGCTGGATTCGGTGGTCAGTGTGTTGCCCAGCACCGCCTTGCTCATTTCGGCATTGCAACGCTCGATGAGTGAGGCATAGACTTCGGCACTGCCGGTCTTGTTTCCTGCTTCGACGAATTCGAGGGTGGTTCCGTCCGGGCAGATGAACACGCTGGCACTTCCTTGGTTCATGGCATCGTTCATGGCAGCGGCACGGCTTTCGGGGTCGGCAGCGTCGTAGGTGTATTTGCGTATCGGCATCCCGAATATTTCGGAGAACTGCGCCCAGTCGCCCATCGAGCCACGCTTGTAGATGACGTAGGGTGCGGTGCGTGCCAATATGCCAAGCGGTTCCTTCCCGGCAATCATCAGGAGGTCGGGATAAGTATCGAACGGCTCGCCAAGGGTATCGTCCTGACGGCGGCGGATGAGCTGAAGCACGGGATCGACATGCTTACGGGGCACGAGGAAGTAGTCTATCCATCCCTTGTCGTTGATGTAGAACTGCACGAGGGTGAAGCCCCAGAACTGGGCATCAAGCGCATCCTCGATGAAGCGCATGAACCACGGCGAGGCTATCTGTGCGTTCACCTTGTCATCGGGCACTCCATCGCGCCGGAACTCGATGCGGCGTTTCAATGTGCCTGACTTTCGTTTCTGAGTGACGGCAAAAAGGTGGGGGTCGAGCAATGTGTCGTTATAGATGTCGTACAGACGGGTACGACGGGTGTAGTCCACGTTCTCGGCGGAGCTGATGGCCGACATGTAGTCGTCCAGTCCGATACCGAAGCGTCGGGGAGCCGTGAGGACAACTGTACCCGGATGGACGTTTCCGCCTTGGGTAATCTGTTTCTTGGGCTTGGGTGTCCGGTAGTTGCGGAAAGGGTTTATGCGGTCAAAAAG